AGGTTTGCGGCACTATAGCAGAAAAGCACCGAGTTAAGGAAGAGTTGTGAGGGAGCGCTATGATGGATGATAAGCCGTAGCGCAGTCTGATCCTCGACCAATACAAAACCGATGGTTCCGTGCGCGCCCCCTCGTACTGAGACCATACGACCTATGCGCTGGGTGTCAAGCCATGAGCACGTTCAAAAGCGCGCAAATTTGACCTTGCGACCTCTTCTTCCTCAATAAGTGCTCTTCCTGCCCTACCACGGACACCGCCAGACTTGCCCATGGCTGAGTCAAATCTGGCCTGAAGCTTGGCATGCTGCTCGAGGATTTCCATCGAGTGCTTCGGTTTGTCAGTAGTACTCCACAGGCTCGCGATGCCCGTCGTCTTCATCCCAGTCATCCGTGTCTACCCTGATCCAACCGCCCTGCCTGAAGCGTATGAGTGCCTGAGTGGTGCTATCGACGAAGTCATCATGGTCGCCTGACGGGAATGACGCGCATTCCTCAATGACCTCTTCGGCCCACCTTGTAGGCGGGTACCACACACATCCAGACGAGAAAAGATCAGAGACTGCGTTCACGCGGGCGATCTTGTCGTTGCCACGGCTCGGCACAAACTCTGTCACTGGAAGGCCCATCTGCCTCAGCTCGAAGATCAGAGGGGCACCGGATGCCTTCTTTTCCACGACAAGCTGGTCCGGCTCGTACTCGTAGTACTTCTCTCTGGCCTTTTGCTTGAGCTCCGGGAACTCGAGCTTCTCCTTGTAGGCATCGAGCAGGATTACGTTTGGCACCTGTGCCCCTGTGGAGTCCGTCCGGTAGAAGATGCCCCATGTGGTGCAGGCGGAGTAGTCAGAGCGCTGCGTCTTGAGGAACGCGGTATCCCATGACTGGATAACCGCTTCACAGGGTGGCGGATCGTCCTTTGTCCACTCCATCCACCAGTCACGCTTGATGAGTGCCCCCTCCTCTGAGGTGGGGTTCTGCATGTACTGAGCGTTCCACTTGCCGACGTGGATTTCGGCCTTGATGGCTTCAAGCTCTTCGAGAGACCAGAACTCAGGCCATAGGGGTGCCCCTGATGGCATGATGGCTGGGAACTCAATGACCTCCCAATCATCGACGCCCTGACGCTCTGTGGACCTCTTGATGATCTGTCCGGTGAGGTCACGCTTCGCCCACCGCGTCATAACAATGATGATGGCGCCACCGGGCTGCAGACGCTGACGGGGACCGGAGGTGTACCACTCGTAGACCTTGTCATAGATTTCCGGGTTGAAGGCAGCCATGGTTGCCTCCTGTTCGGAGTGTGGGTCGTCGATCACGAGGACGTCAGCGCCCTTACCCGTGACGGCACCACCGACACCGATAGCGAAGTATTCCCCCATCTTGGAGGTTGCCCATCGACCGGATGCCTTGGAGTCGGCTGCCAGCTTTGTGGATGGGAATACTGCCTGATAGTCGGTGCCATCGATGAGGTTCTTGACCTTACGACCAAAGCCGACCGCAAGCTCCGCGGTGTGGGCAGTCTGGATCACCTTTTTGTGGGGGAACTGACCCATGAACCACGCCGGGAAGAGGTAGGACGCAAACTCCGACTTGGTGTGTCGAGGCGGCATGTTGATGATCAGGCGCTTGAGGGTGCCATTCGCAATGCGCTCAAAGGCATCTGCCATGATCTTGTGGTGCCTGCCAGCAATGAATGCAGGCCACATCTGCTCGACGAATGGCAAAAAGTTCAATCGAGCTTCTTCGATTTTCTTCTTGCGCTCCAACTCCTCGAGGTCACGAAGGAGTTCCTCCTGCTCGGCGAGTGGCAGCTGCGAGATTTTGGCAAGGATGTGGTCGTACTTTCCCATGGTGCCTCGATAGGTGGGCAGGGCTCAGCCTTGGCGCTGGGGAGAACAGCCCTGACGAACCCTGCCCTTGAACTGACGTGAGGAGGAGCAGACCGACTGCCACGTCAGAACAACCAAACTCAAAGCTACCTCCCCGTAGCTATGGGTGCCATCGCATGTACACGGTGTACACAGTGTACACAGTAGTTCATAGAGTCTTAGTGTAGTATATATATATTATATATACATCCGGTAGAACGTATACTCCCGGTAGACTCATACATCCGGTAGAAGACTCTTATACGTAGAAGAGTCTATAGAAGGATACCCCATACAAGGGGTATCCGTACAGTATAGACACTAGGGGGTCAGCGCATTCCGCCGCGCATCATCTGTGCCATGAATGGGTTGGCTGACTGAGCGGCCTGACCGCGTGGGTTTGTCATTTCCGGACGTGGCGACATACCAGCGCCCTTACCGCCAGCTCCAGCCATCATTGGCCTGCCGCCCTGCATCGGACCCGGCTGCATCGTCGGCATCCCCTGAGGACCACCTTGCTGCTGCATGGCCGCGATCATGCGAGGATCAGGCATACCAACCTGTTGTTCCTGCATAGGAGGCATACCTCCCTGCTGCTGCATCGCCTGCATAAGCGCCAGCAGTCTGGGGTCCATCTGGCCACCCTGCGCCGCCAATGCACTGATACCCCCCTGCGTGGGCACACCCGGAGGCATCTGCCCCATGCTAGGCATCGGCATCCGTGGCATCTGCTGTTGTGGTGCCTGACGTGGCATACCACCTCTCTGTCCTGCTCCAGCTCCCATGATAAATCTCCAATAGGGTCCCTGATTTAGCAACCTTACACCACTCGCTGCCCTTTGTCACATGGGCTGGGTTGTAATTACACAGGGAGAAAATGCGAGGGATGCATGATGCCATCAGCGTCATGCAGATCGAGTGTTTGCGAGCTGTGTAATTACAAGCATAAACACACCGCTCGGTCATCTTGGCTGGTTTGCCCATCTGTGATGGGGAAACATGTCTAAAAGCGACATAAATCACCACGATTCAGGGTCTAACCCCCGTGTTTTCGGAGACTTATGTCGTTTTTAGGACATTTTGAGTAAAAATATAGGGGGGTGGGGGTGCAAAAACACAATTAAATCAACAAGATAGGGGTGCCCTATTGTGTAATGCGTTGATATTACTGGAAAATTGTGGGGGAGGGGGTGTATGAAGGGGGGTTGGTCTGTGGTTGAGCTGATCATCATGTATGTCCCGGGGCGGGCCGCCGTCGATCAGCGGGGGGTTGGGGGTAGGTGGGGGTCACGGGTGGTCCGATCCCTCTTGCACCCACCCCACAGCCCGGATGCTGCACCGTCTGGCCCACCACACCCCATGCGATGGGGCCGTGCGCTCGATGTAGCCGTCGCCACAGGGCCATCTATGCGCTGGCCTAGGCCACCCTAGCCCAGAACGCTCATCGCGCTGTACGGACGGCGATTGCAGCACACCGCATAGGAGGGGGAGGGGGGGTCTTTTCCCGGCCCCTACCTTGTCAGGCCCAGCCTTGCCAGCTTGATGGCAATGGATTGCTCGATGTCAGCGGTGCTGCGGTCTGTCTTGTCCTCGATCTCGATCTGGTCGGCGAACAGCCCAGCGGTCTTGCCCAGTAGCTCATTGGCCCGGACACGGACGCTGTCGGCCTTGCTGGTCTCGGCCAGTTTCTCGAGGCGATCCAGCACACGCTCGGCCCGACTGACCGCCAACATGCGCCGTTGATGCTCTTTTTCGAGGCTTAGCTCAGTGATCCTGTGGGCGACCTTTGGGTGAGACAGCAGCAGGCAGGCCTCTGTCCACACTGAGGGCGCTGCCATCTTTTCGGCATCATAGGCCAGCCTGTATGCATCGGATGCGTTCTTGCCATCGACCACTGCGAGGGCAAAGGCCTCCTGCTTATCCGTCAGCCCTGTGAGGATGTTGGTGGCACCCTTCACTGCTCCGACACCCCCTCCCTTGGTTGGCTTCGCCTTGGGTGTCTCTGTGTCTGTTCCTGCGACGACCGCAAGGTGTCGCTTCGCTCGGGACGGGCGCGAACCCTTGGCGGGCGCGATCCTCTTGGCCTTTGGCTTGGGGGTCTCATCGATGTTATCGGTCATGCTGTGATCCTCATCTGGTGCAGGCATCTGGTGCCTGTGATCTGTGCCTGAACGATACCACCACACAGGAACGATTGCACCTGCATGTCGCTGCGCTCGGGTGACCCAGAACCGGGGGCAAAAGGGCGGGCTTTAACCGCACAGCATCGAACGGCACAACCCATTGATATGCAAAAACATTCCCAAAACGAATCACCCCCACGACACACCCCGAAATCACCCTGTTTCGATGAGCTGCGAGACAGGACCAAACCAGACCAACACCACACCAGCACCATACCAAGGCAATACCAATGTGTTGCACCAATGACACACAATGGTCTATCTGGTCGATAAAGTGCACCAAACGACACCAAACGTCATTTGACCCCTATTGACAGTCAGTCTGTGGAAAAGGCTTACATAGGGGGTGCCCAGTGACCTGTTACCGATTGACCCGCTCTTTTGTCTTCACTTCGTCGCCCGCTGTTTCTCTGGGCACCGCCGATAGGCCCAAGCTGTAAGCGCGGATGACCGCCAAGCCCAGACGCTCCATCCGAGGCATCAACCCTGATTTATTCAATTGAACAATTTGAGCACCCGGTGCGCCGGGTGTTCTGGTGGTTCAATCAAAGGAGAAAACCATGATCAGTGAAGCACAAGTGAATGAAGCCCACCGCCTCGCCGTTGCACAGTCCGGCCCACGCAAGGGCCACCTGAAGGCCACCTGCCCACCCATGGGCACACTGGCTGCAGCCTACTGGCAGGGATGCATGATGGAGATCAACCCGCACAAGGTGAGCATTGCCCGCCTGATCTTCATGAGCCCAGAAGAACGCCTGATGTTCGACACGGCACAGGCATGCGTCAAAGCAGTGGTGGCCAAGCGCCAGAAGGTGGCAGCATGAAGCACCACCTGCACATCTGGTTCGAAAGCCACCTCGCCGCTGTCGATCACGCCATCCTGAACGGGTGGTCGCTGCAGACAACCGAGCCCATGGAGCGGGGCGTGATGGCCCACTTCATCGCCTGACCCTCTGGTGTCCAGCCCTGCGGGGCTGGCATCCTGAGTGCCAGTGAACAGAAACCAACACCGAAAGGAAACAACATGTCATCGACCATGATCCTGCAGAACGCCGCCCGCATCCTTCGCGCCTCCTATCCCGGTGCAGCAGAACGCTGCGCTGGCCTGATCGAGCGCTACGCCATCGCTGAGGGCATCACCATGGCAGAGGCTGAGCGCCGCGCCGCAGCCCTTCTGGCATGACCCTAGAACAGCACCTAGACCTGCTGGGGGTTGTCCCCCCGGCAGGCACCACCACCAGAGCAACCCAAAGCGGCCTGCTATGCGCCGCCGCAATGGAAGCCGAAACATCCCGGCGATGAGCCGTCATTCTGAGGAGAGGCCCATGACCGACGAAGAACTGATCGCACGGCTGCGGGAGGGTGCAACGTGGGACGATGACGTTGCCGCCGCCAACCGCATTGAAGCCCTGATTGCCGAGCTGGCGAAGGCGGTGAAGGCGTTGGAGTATTACGCGGTGGAAGCCATGCCGTGGGATGCTGACGATAGCTTGGTCGCCCGCGCAGCCCTCGCAGAGATCAAAGGAGACGCAGCATGACCTATTTCGAAAGCGCCGAGGGCATCATGATCACCCGTGACCGCGCCCTGAAAGAGATTGCCGACCATGGCCTGAGCGATGAGATCGGCACCTTCATCGACGATCTGGGCGACCGGGAAGAGTACCCGGCACAGGACGTCCTAATCTGGCTGGGGTACTGACATGATCAACCGCATCGAACTGTTCCAAACGAAAGAAGAGGCTGAGGCTGAGGGCCAGCGCAGCAAGGCGCTGCTTGGGCCGGGGTACGGCTACACCTTCACGGTGTGGCAGTCCGGCGAGGTATGGATGCTGCAGTCGTCCCGCTATTCCTCATGCGACTAAGGAGACATCATGACAGGAACCATACCGAAACCGCTGACCAGCGGACACCTTTGCCCCTCCTGCAATGGGACGGGGGCGGATGCGGAGAAAACCATGCACAAGGACGTGACAAAGGGGTCATACGTCAGGTGCTGGGACTGCAATGGGAACGGACTGGACCCATCAGCCTACTTCCGTTTCAAAGACTGACCTACTGGTGACCTGCCCCACGGGGCAGGCATCCTGTGTGCCAGTGCAATCAATCAACCAACGGAGACTTATCATGTCGCAAATCGTCTACGCCGCCCGCACCATCGAACTGTCCCAGTATGGGCAGGCCAAGCCAGTTTCCCTGCCATCCCTTCCCTTCTGAGGATCACCGCCATGCCCATCATGCAACCCATCGTGAACATCAACGGCACCAGCCGCGATGACCTAGTGAAGATGCGGATTGAAGCCCGCCGCGCAGTCCATGAGGCCATGCGGGCGCTTCAAGAGCTGTCACCCCATGGCCGGGACTACATCGGCGACCGTGACGCTTGGAAGCGCGACAGCGACATCTATTGCGAGCGTTTCCGCATCCTCGATGCCATGGCCAACGACCTTCTGGATGAGGCCGCTAAGCTCATCGAGGATGACCACCTCCTCGCCATCAACCTCCTCGCCATCAGGGACGGCGTTTGACTGGATCATCGGTGTGCCACCCTGCGGGGTGGCCATCCCATGCTTCAGGTCCGCAGAAGAGAAAAGAGACCTTCAACCCAAGGAGAAGACCATGACCACCACCATCGACCGCGCAGTGTTCGACGAGATCGCCACCCGTGAGACCTCGATCACCAACCTCAAGGGCGAGGCCAAGGAACGCACCGCCGAGGCCAACGGCCAGAAGATCGGGGCCTATTCGGCGCTGATCGCAGGCCTGTCAGGCCAGAAGCTTGTGAAGGGCAACCTGCCCCGCGCCATCAGCAAGCAGGTATACAAAGGCCTGATCGAGGAGGCGGGCGTGAAGGAGGCGACCGCCAAGCGCTACCTTGAAAACTCTGTCGGCGCACTGCGTGTGCTGGACATCCCCACGCAGGCCACCCCTGCGCTGGTCAAGGCGATCTTGGACAGCGAGAACATCGACAGCGAGAACAAACTGTCCAAGGCCGTGAACGGCGAGAGCGACAAAGACCCCATGGTCATCATGGCCGAGAACCTGATCGGTAAGTTCACCACCCGCAAGGATGATGACGGCAACCGTGTGCAGGGGGTCTTCAAGCCCAGCAAGTATGAGCAGGAAGACTGGGACCGCTTCGAGGATGCGCTGCGCGAGCTGAAGGCTGCACGGGCCGCTGCATCTGACGCCGCACAGCAGGCTGAGCTTGAGGCACAGCGCGCCAACGAGCTGGCCAATGAGGTGTTCAACACCTTCTGACGCATCGGTGTGGGGCTGGATCGCCAGCCCCCATCCCATGCGCCAACCAAGGAGGAAAGCATGCAACTGAACAGGGTCCACAAGGCCGAGATCGTCAGCAAGATCATGGCTGACGTCCCCCAGACTGACTACGGAAAGATCGTCAACGGCATCGTGCAGGCTAAGGCCTGTGAGATGATGCCGGACGAGGTCCGGGCGGTCTACGACAACGAGGACACGCGCCAGTTCCTGAACCAACGACACTGCACAGCCTACGGGGAATACACTGGTGGCGTTGGCTCTGTCTACTGGGGCGGAAGGTTTGCCAACGGCACCCTCTACCTGAACCGCCCGCACTACAACGACAGCGACGATGCGGTGACCAAGAAGCTCTTGGCCGAGGTCCGAGTTCCGGTGGACCATTGCATCCGTCTTGCCGAAGAGCAGGGCAAGGCCTGCCGCTCCATGCGGGATAAGCTAACCACCATGCTGGCGGGCATCCGCACCCTGAAGCAGGCCAAGACCCTGCTTGAACCAGAGCTGCACAAGTACCTGCCAGTGGAGCCGCCCAAGGATGAGGCCCAGAAGGCAGCGCAGGCATCGACCGCACTGGTGCCATATGTGGTGGCCAACCTGCGCGAGATGGGCTGGCCCAAAGAAGATCAGCAATCAACGGAAGGATCGAACTGATGTCAAAGAAAGAATGGAAGGGCGAAGGGGTCATCGTGCTGACCCTCGATCAGGCCAACGTAGCTCTGGCCTGTGCCGAGGGCGACATCACCAACAGCAAGTACGGCGAAGTGCCGGACTATGAGGATGTCAGCCTCATGACGTTCTACCTGCGCCGTGCTGAGCTTGTGCAGCGTCTACGCACCGCACTGAAGGCATACGGGGAGGAGGTGTGATGCACTGGAACTATCGCCTTGTGAACGTGCCATCTGAGGCCAAGGGAGAGGACTGGTTCGAGCTGAAAGAGGTGTTCTACAACGACGATGGATCGCTGATGGGCTACGCCCCCGCATGCATCGGCGGAGAGACCCTCGATGAGGCCCGCCACACCTTCAACAAGTACATCTTCGAGGGGGTGGGCAAGCCTGCCATGCATGAGGACGACTTCAAGAACGCAACCATCAAGGAGGGCGACGAGTGATGCGGTGGCTCTTCATATGGCAGGACGAAGACCTGAACATGGCCTACGAAATCTACTCATGTCAGACCCACTTCGAGGCGCGAGAGCGGTTCGAGAACGACCACCCCGGAGCGTTCGCCTTTGCCATCATCAGCGGCGATGACTTTGGTGTGGTGGAGTTTCACGCATAGGAGGGCAGAATGGCTAAATGGAAGACAGTAGAGCAGTCGTTTGACGGTGCGATCCGTGCCGTCAACTACATCGCCGGGATGCAACGGGCGAAGGACGCCTTCGGCAACGAAGGGCCGGAGATGCCAGTCATCAATTACAGGCTGGAGCAACTCGGCCCATGGGGGTGGCAACCCATCCCCGTCTATCAGGAGATGTCGGACGGGAAGCTGGTGGAGGTGGATCAATGACCGCCGCCATCATCCCTGTCGTGTTCCTGATCGTGATCGTCCTGTTCGGGGCGATCCTTGAGCATTTCTTTGGCGGGTGACCGCCAAAGTTCAATCGAACTT